AAGCACCGCGTGGTATGACACGACCAGCCGCACGGGAAGTGCTCAATAGGGCAAGAAGGAGAATAAGATAATGTCAGTAATGGACAACATATCTAAACACTACCAATCAGCGATCGGTGGTGAAATGGAGAGCTATCATTGTGATGAGTGGGACACGGATATCTACTTCAGGAAAACTTATCCACTCAAGGACGAGGCCAAGATCCTTGAACTGCAGGCGCAGGGCAAGACGGTGGAGGCACTGGTCGAGAGCATAGTGGCCAAGGCGAGGACCAAGGATGGTAAACGCATGTTCCACGATGCGGACAAGGTTAAACTGATGAACGAGGCAGATCCACAGACAGTGGTCAAAGTGGCCTCCGCCATCAACAACGCAAGGATAACCGCCACACAGGAATCTGCCGCAAAGGAATAGATTCCAGTGTTGAGTTGAGATTTGTGATGATGCTGGCCGACAGGCTCAAGAAGAGCGTGGAGGAGATATTGCAGATGTCAACACTGGAGTATGAACTCTGGCTTGGTTATTATTTGTTTGAGAACAAGGAAATGAGGAAGACCATGAACAAACAGAAGCAACAACCAAAGGTTAGAAGATAATGGCCCAGGGCAAACTCTTACTGGACATAGCGGTAAGGAACCAGCAGGCGCTGGGCAAGGTCAATTCACAACTGACCCAACTGCAGGCCAGCGGTATCAAACTGTCAACGGTGCTGAAGGGCGCCGCGGGTGCGTTGGTGGCCATAGGTGCCACCCGTGTCATTGGTAGCATCATATCCACCACGGCCAGGTTCGAGGACCTAAATGACGCACTGGCGTCGGTCACTGGATCAGCCCGTGAGGGTGCGGAGGCGTTCGACTTCGTCAGCAACTTCGCCACCAAGACGCAGTTCGGCGTTGAGGACCTCACCACCACATTCATAAAATTAAAGGCATCAGGCATAGAGCCCACAGAGGACCTACTGACCCTGTTCACGGACACCGCGGCGGTCACGACTGACCAACTGGGTTCACTGCAGGCCATCACTGACCTATTCGCTAGGACCACTTCGGGTGGACTTGGACTGGAAGAACTCAACAGGTTGGCCGACAGGGGTGTTCCGGTATTCAGGATACTTGAAGAACAACTGGGCATAACAAGATTAGAGATATCAGAGGTTGGTAAGACAGCGGAGGGATCTAAGAAAATCCTAAATGCACTATCAACAGGATTGAGGCAGGACTTTGGTGGTGCCACCGCCAACGTGGTTGACAACTTGTCAACACAGTTCTCAAACTTGAACATCGCACTAAAGAATTCAGCCAACGAGTTCGGACAGGGACTATCACCGGTGCTGAAGGACACCACCGCTGACCTAACAGAATTCATAGAGAACAACGAGGAGACCATAGCCGCACTGGGCAGACTGGGTGGCGTGATACTACAGGGCGTGGTGAAACTATTCATCAGCCTCGCGGAGGCGCTGGGTGCCATCGTGATCGGTGGGGAGAAACTGATCGGATTCTTCGAAGAGGCATCCAAGCAGACCGATCACATACACGACGATTTCAGCACACTCAACTCGGACTTCGATTCAACGGGCGGTGCGTTCCAGGCACTGTTCAGGGACTCACAACCAGTCATCAAGGCCTTGGGTGACACACAGATGGGCGCCGAAGAGGCCGGTGACAGCATGGCGGAGGCCGCGGAGAAGATAGCGGAGTTCGCAGTGGCCAGCGGAGACTTCAACGAAGAGGGTCGCACCACCGCAGAGATATTGGAGGAGCAGGCACGGGAGGCAAGTGCGGTGGCCAGGGAGACGGCCATGATGGACAGGCGTTTCAGGAACGCGACCGCCAGCAGTGAGGAACTGAACTCATCCATAGGCAATGACATTTTACTTGAAGCGGTCAAGAGGACCATAGGCGAGGGATTCACACCACTGGAGGCATCAATAGTGGCGGTTGCGTCCGGGATGGAGGCATTCAGGTCAACGGCCTCAAACGCACTGACGGACGTGATCATGGGCACCAAGTCCTTGAACGACGCACTGGGCGAGATAGCCAACGCCACCATCAAGGCCCTGATACAGGGATTCATCAACCTTGGCATAACCATATTCGTGCTTGAACCTCTAGAGAAGTTCCTGAGGAACATCAAGAACAGGCAGAAGGACATCAACAGGGAGCTCAAACAGGAGATAGCACTGAGGACGGTGCTGGCGTTCTTCGGTGGAGGCGGTGGCTTCGGCATACCGTTCCTGGCCAATGGTGGTAGGGCTCCGGCCAACCAACCAGTGGTGGTTGGAGAACGTGGTCCTGAACTGTTCGTGCCCAACACGGCGGGAGAGGTCATACCCAACAACGAGATAAACCAAGGCGGCGGATCGGGTGCCAGTGGGGGAGGTGACAACATCAACGTCACTTTCAACATCAACACCATCGACGCCACTGATTTCAATGAATTATTAACAACCAGGCAAGACCTGATCATAGGATTGATCAACAGGGGTCTGGCCGAACGAGGCAAAAGGAGTCTGACAGCATAATGAGTGGCACGTTTCCAATATCAGCGGGTTTTGAGACCTTAGATTTCCAATCAAACACCAACAGCCGGGTGACGGTGAGCGTTTCTGGCAAGACACAGCGGATCAAGACCGGTGCACAGTTCTGGAGCTTCAAGCTCAAGAGCCCGGCCATGACCCGTGAGGACATGATGGCGGACTTCGCGTTCATAGTCCAACAGGACGGACAGGTGGAGTCATTCACCATAGTGCCGCCGACCATAAGTTCAACCAGGGGCACCGCCTCTGGCACCATAACGGTGGCCAACGTCACCAGCGAATCACCCTCGATCAGCCTGGCGTCAGGATCCAGCGCCATAGGCGTCACTGGGGGCACGGGCACACTTAAGAAAGGTGACCTGATAAAATTCTCAAACCACGACAAGGTATACATGGTGACGGAGGACGTGGATCTGGACGGATCAACCGTTGATCAGATACAGTTCTACCCACCACTGACCACGGCACTGACCGGGGGAGGTCAGACCATAACCTACACGGACGTGCCCTTGAAGGTGTATTTCGACAGGGATGAGCAGAAGTTCGAGACACAGACGAATGGCACGTTCAGATACGAGATAATAATGAATGAGGAGATCTAATGGCCAGGGATTTAGCCAGTTCACTACAGACCAAGTTGGCCGCGAGGACGGTGTTCGCCGCGGACCTGATAGAACTGCACTTGGCGACACCACTGTATTTCACATCCACCAACATTGACATAGACTACGACAGCGCCACCGCACCTGATTCAGGCACCAACACTTACCTGGCACAAGGGCAGTTCCTAAATTTCAGCAACATCACGGAGAGCTCTGACATCAGGGTGGGACAGCTGGACATGACATTCACGGCGGTTGACACCACCACGGTTTCATTGCTGATCAACAACGAATACATGAACAAGCGTGTGGTGATCTACCGTGCGGTGTTGGCCAGTGATTACAGTTTCACCAGTGATGACGTGTTCACCGTTTTCGATGGCATCATAATGGGCTACAGCATACAAGAGACCAATGAAAGCGCCACCGTGACCATAACCGTGGCATCACAGTTCGCTGACTTCGAGAGGACCAATGGCAGGAAGACCAATCCGGCATCACAGCAGGTGCACTTCCCCACAGACAAGGGCATGGACTTCTCCGCACAGATAGTCAAGGACCTCAAATGGGGGAGATCATAATGAACGTGGTGTTCCGAGACTTCAACAAGCGTGACTTCACCGAATTCGAGAGTCTGGCCTACCGTGCCATCTTCGAGCGAGGCTATGTTGACATAGATTTCAACAAGCAACACTGGAATCTAAACCTAAAAAACTTGGTCAGCCTCAACAGCAACATCATCAGGCTGGTATACATCCAGGACCAGATGGTGGGCTTCTACATCATACAACTGCACACACTGCCTTGGAACCACAGGACACAGGCGCTGTTCCAGTTGATGCACCTGGAGGGACAACACAGGAATTCCGCGGTGTATCACCTGATGTTCCGTGACGCGGAGAGGGTGTGCGAGGACAACCGAGTGGAGAAGATACAGACCACTGACACGGCGATACTGATGGAGGAGCACGAGCGACTAACACTATTACACAACCACAATTATTACCAAATAGACGGTGTTTGGGAGGTCAAGAAAGATGTTTGAACCAACATACGTGAAAGACCTTAACCAGCAATATACAGGCGTCTCTGTGCGTTTAAACACCATCAAAACAGTGACGGACAGGCTGATAGGGTTCTATAGGACGTTTGATCGCTACCAGGATGGCACATACGAGGAATTATACCAACACATCTCACCTTCGGTCAGGAACAACACCTACAAGATATTCGAGGAATCGGGCCAGATATACGGTTTCATGAACTGGGCCTTCGTGAACAACAGGGTCCTGGACAGGTTCATGGAAACCGGTGAACTGGGCACCTTGGACTGGCAGTCGGGATTCAAGATGGTGTGGGTGGACGCACTGGCCAAACGCGACATAGACCAAATGGCCAAGTGGTTACGAGATTACACGGTCAACCTACTGGGCGAGAACGTCAGGGTGTATTGGTTGAAGATAAACGGAGAGCAGATACGTGCCAAGGTCAAGATGAGGACCAAGAACAGTTGGAGGATCAATGAGTAAGGCGTTCAGAGCGGTCAAGAAAGCGGTCAAGGCCGTGGTCAAGGTGGTCAGCAAGGTGGTCAGTGGCGTGGTGTCAGCGGTGACGTCACCGTTCGGCATGAACATAGACGTCCCAGACTACGACATTGGCACGGACCAATCACAGGCCATCCAGGGGGTGCTGGTCAACAAGGATTCCGCCATCGCACACATACCAGTGGTGTATGGCACCCGGCAGGTGGGAGGCACCAGGGTTTTCGTGTCAACCAATGGTAGCAACAACAAGTATCTATACGTGGCGTTCATCTTGGCGGAGGGACAGATAGACGCATTCACAAAACTGATCATAGACGACAATGACGTGCCACTGGCCTCATACGCACACGGGGTGGTGGCCAACGCCAGCACCGGCAACTACAAGGACAAGATACAGGTGCAGTTCTTTGATGGCAGGGACAACCAGACCGTTTCCACACTGTTGGAACAGGCACCGGGTTGGGACTCTGACCACAGGCTACAGGGATTGGCCTATCTCGCATTGAGATTCGAGTGGGCTGGCTTCAACACCGAGGACAACCCCAACAACAACCCTTACAATGGTGGCATACCCAACATAAGGGCCGAGATACGTGGCAGGAAGATCCTTGACATCACTGGCATAACCCCCAGCACCTACAACACCTCATACGCCGCCGACACCAAGACATATTCAAACAACCCGGTCAACGTGCTGGCGGATTACCTGAGGAACACCAGATACGGCAAGGGACTCAGCAACGACAAGTTCGACTGGGCCACCTGGAAGACCGCGGCGGAACTGTGTGACCAGACCGTGACCTACAGCAATGGATCCACGTCAAAGGCCTTCACCTGCGACGCGGTCATAGACACGGCCAACAGCCTCATGGTCAACAGCAAGATCATCCTGGCGGGATTCAGGGGCATAATGCCATACCAGGGAGGCCAATACAAGCTCAAGATAGAGCATGGTGGAGATGACACTGACATCGCGGCCACGCCAACGGATCCAACCACGATATTCACCGTGACCGCGGACCAAATAGTGGGTGGCGTCAGCCTCGAGGGCGAATCCAAGCAACACAAGTGTAATCGTTGCGTGGTCACATACGTTGACCCAGAGGCGGACTACCAACCCAATGACGTGACCTATCCCACTGAGGGATCAGCGGATGACACCGCGTTCCTGGCCGCTGACAACGGCGTCAGGCTGGAGAAGAGGGTCACACTGCCGACCATAGCCAATCGCAAGATCGCCGAACAATACGCACAGGTGTTCGTCAAGAGATCCAGGACACAGAAGTTCATAGCATTCAACACCAATCTGGCCACCACAAACACCGCGGTGGGTGACCTCATCCGTGTGCAGAGTGACACCCTGGGCCTGGACGGCATATTCAGGATCATGGACATCAGGATCAACTCCGAGGCGGACATCGAGATATCGGGCATGGAGCACCAGGCCAGCACCTACGCGATAGGGGCCACTGGCACGGACTACATCAGGCCTGCCATCAACCTACCGGATCCACAGCAGGTCATAGCACCAACCAACCTGACCTTGGATTCCGGTGCGGAATACAACCTGGTGGACAGCAACAGCAACACCGTCAGGCGGATCAGGGTGGACTGGACCGCATCCACTGACCCGTTCATCACGGACTACGTGGTGCAGTTCAAGAAATCATCAGACGCTGACTACATCACATACACACAGACTTCAAACACCTACACCTACATCTCGCCAGTGGCCTTGGGCGAGAGCTATGACGTCAGGGTCTTGGCCAGGAATGACCTCAACAGGCGTTCCGCTTTCATCACGGTGAATTCACACACGGTGACGGAGACCTACGACCCGGCATCCGGCGTCAGCAGTTCGGTGGATGGTGGATCAATAACAACCATAGCGGGAGCAGGAGGATTCAATGGCTAGGACCGGATTCTACGACAGCACACAGGACCTATACCTGCCCAAGGACTCCAACACATGGGCTGACCTTACGGGCGGCTGGGACACCTACACGGGTTGGTATCAGAACCTCAGCAGTTCAACTGAACTGGAGTGGACCAGCAACATCATCGACTTCGGCTACGAGCACAAGGTATACCCGGTGATCCTGATCACCACCAGGAGGGATGGTGCCAACACCACGGCGGGCAACTATGGCGCGGACTTCCCCAAGATAACCATAGAGGCGGGCAACGCCAGTGACCTGTCAGACGCCACCAGCATCGTGATGACCAGGACTTCGAACCCCACCTACACCGGACTGGGAGCCAAGAGATACTACAGGGTCACTATCGCCATCAACTCCGGCACCAATTCCCAGCCACAGGGCATGAGGGGCATCGAGATCAGGTTGCTGACGGACGCCATAACGGAGACCATAGAGCAGTTCGACTCCAGCACCGTGGATGATGGATCCACCACCAGCAGGGTCATACCCACCAACAGCACCTACTCGGACATCAGTTTCGTGGGCGTGACGCCAACAACACTGGTGGAGGACACGGTGGTGACGGGCGTGAGCTCGGACGGATCCAGCCTGATCCTATACGTGGCCACCGGCTACGTCAACACCGGATACTTCGTGGGCGACGTGGGATCCAGCACGGTGACCACCTCCAACATCAGCATACCACCCCTGGTGCAACTGGTCGCGACCAGCACGGACTCGTTCACCATACGCATATTCAAACCCAACACGGCGGGCGACGCCAACTGCACCTTTGACGCTTTCGTGTCAGGGCTACCACCAGTGGCGATCGACATCAACGGCAACCTGATAAGGACGGCTTAGGTATATTGGTTTCTATGACGACCTTTTCTCATTTTGTCATCAATGTTGTCTTGATTAGTTCCTTTGAACAAATGATTAGGATTTTGACACAAACGATTATCGCACGAATGCAATATATGTTCATCTGGAGCAAGTTCGCAGGCATGATAGATCATATACATGATTCTATGACTTCTTTTGGTTCCTTTATAAGGACCAAAATGGCCATATCCACCACCAGCACGAACGCCCATCCATTCCCAACAGCCGGACTTGGTTGGTTTGGCTATTTTGCTGAAAAACAATTGGAAATTCATACCAATATAATACAACAACAATTAAATATTGTCAACAAGGAGAAAAACAATGGCTTGGCCCACTAACGATTCAAACATAATAGTAACCAACCTGGACTCAGGCACGGACTCACCCGCGGCCGCCAGGGCTGACATAAAGGCCGCACTGGATGAACTGGCCAACGTGATCAACGGCAGGAACCAGGCATCGGGAGTGGCGGGATTGGACGCATCCAGCAAGATCACCAACACGCAACTGCCGGACACCATCGTCTCATCAGCCGCGACCGACCTCACCATTGATCCCAACACCGGGGTCGTGGTCATAGAGGACGTGATGCAGTTGAACCCGGTGGCCTATGCGTCACTGCCAGCCGCACCCGCCAAGGGACAGGTGGCATACCTCACCACGGATGGTGCCAGCGCCACCAAGGACCTGCCCATCTACTACAACGGTTCATCCTGGAGATACTTCAGTGATGACAGTGCGGTGGCCACATCATAGACATGAGGGATTTCCTCCAGAGGGCCCGTGAACTGGGCTGGTGGAGGTGTGACCGCAAGGCACAGCGTGGTCGTGGCAGGCAGAACAACTGCCAGGGCGATCCCTGGCACCAGTGCCGATATCGGCTGAGGCCCGAACCCAGGGTCAACACGCATCGCCTGGAACGCAGATGATAAGGCCCGACCAGGCACCCTACCCAGAGATACTGAGGCGTGCCCGAATGGACAGCCACCAATATGCGGGGGCCGAACAGGTGCTCCAGAGGATAACGGACCGCATATGGGTGTTCCACGTGTATCACGTGGTGGAGATAGACCACGAGGGCTATGAGCCCAGGATAGATCGTGACCGCTCGTGGCATGACCTACGTGCCTGGTTGGAGACCAGATCAGGTGTGGAGTGGTTGTTGACACGCGGGGATTGGCCCCAGTTCTTCCAGAGGCACTTGGTCATGATGAGTCTGCGATTATAGGGACTGATTACATCAGTCCAACGACTCACTCACGTTCGTCGTTATTTCTTTTTTTTTTTGATTTGGCTTTATGTAGATCACGTTGGTCATAGGTCACCCGTCTCCGGGTGCCAAAAAAAAACTGACTTTATGTGAGTCAAGTCGGCCTTTGGTCAGGGACCTTTCCCTCCAGGCGGTTCATACTAACCGTTCATCCCGCTTTCTTTACATTGGGAGGTGTCATCCCAAATACCTGGACAGGGTTCTGCCTTTGTGTGCCTCGGTTTGGATGACAGCAATCATCCTCGCACAGCATCCACCAATTAATGTGATGCTTCAACTGTGCGGTCTTGTGTGCGAGTTCGACCTCGCCCAGAACAGCGGTGTTTTGCCTGGCCCGCCAACCTT